CGCGGCAAATAGACCAGTTAAATAAGGATACGGCTTAGCTAAGAAATCTTTTATGTCTTGCACTTTAGATACTTCAGCGGATGCAAGAAGTCCGCGATCTAGAGGTTTAGGTTGAATTGATTCAGCTATGACTACCTCTGCGTCATTGTTGAAGTGCGTGGTTTGGGTCTCGTTTTTCTGGGCCTCCATTAAGGTGGACTCAGAGCGTCTAGACTCGTAGGCGCCTGAAGCGATTGTGGTACGTGCACCCTCCACTTCAGAGAGGGTGGTTCCGTTAAATTCATTTTTAGATTCAGCTGCAATTTGTAAGATCACACGAGTTGCAAACCCGTGAGAAATAGGTATATTTGGATAGTTTAACGTCTTTCCAAGACGTGCTTTAATTATCTAAAATTCAAGGTCTAAAGCACAGCACTTATTTAGCGCCAACCTAAAATTAAGGAATTCTAATTTTATCCCTTTGCTAACGGCAGCATCATTTATTTTGGTAGCCCACAAATCATACACTTCTTTTCCATGCAAACTCAACTCCAATAAGCTATTGTTAGCCGTGTCGATGAAGATGGAATTTCTCTGATTAGTGTCTTTTGTCCAATAAGGCATTTCCAAGATAACGTCAAGCTCCAATGGAGCCACATATCTAGCTACCAGAGGCTCGTACCTGAATCCCCTTTTCAAAAAAGACACATCAACAATATTTCTATACTTTATAATAGTCTCGGTTTTCTTCTCATTAGTGTACTCAACACCAAACCGTGGCATTATCTGAGATATCACCTTCTCATTAAAAATCTCTCTCTTCTGTGGCGAAACTGAGAAAAGATTATCATCACCTAAAGTTATCAAGTAAACATTAGCTCTAAAATTCAGTACGGAATATGGGTCGTTATTGTGAGCGACAACCCACGACAATCTAAACAACATACCGTTGTACCAATTATTTAGTAAGGTAGTCAGTGGATGTCCAGATGGTTCTGAACCCACCCACTCATACAAGTGGTTCTCATGTATGTGTATTGAGTTCAAAATACACTCAAAAAGTATTGTCCTAACTCTATTCTCCATATGAGTTCCTCCATACCATTCATTGGCGGAAACCAGAAAAGTTTTCTGGATTTGTGGAATCTGACTGCCATCAAAAGCTTTATAGTCGCCAGCGCCGATGTCATTGCCGACTCTAAGGAGATAATTAACCACCATCTGCCATTCAGAGGAGAATGGATTAACTCCAACCGCACTCCCATTCTTGTTTTTATTATCGTTTAACCAACGAATGAAGGCACCAAAATATTGTCTCACAAGCCCTGT